GGGTTCGGGCTCGGAGCGGTCATCGCTGCACCTCACGCAGTTCAGGGCGGCCGGGGGCGGTCGCCGTCCAGGCGTTGCGGACTTGCTCGACCAGGCCCTGCGGCACGTCGGTGCCGGTGGCGCTGATCACGATCTCGGTGTCGCCGTTGCGGATGCCGCTGCGGAAAGCGTTGTGCGGGTGCGGCACGGCGAGCCGCACCACGCCACCCTTCGGCGCGGGCGCCGGCGTGGGAGCCTGCGGGGTTTCCGGCTGGTCGGGGATGTCGGGCTGGTCCGCCATCGCGGGCTCTCTCCTTCGGTGCGCAGACACAAGGAAGCCCCCGCCGGCAGGCGGGGGCTCGTGGGCGGTGCGGCTCGCGTGGCTCAGGTCAGCCCGGAGCCGATCTCGAACAGGTAGTTGCAGGAGGTTTGCACCCGGTGCGCGTTGTCTCGCGGCCCGAACTGGGCGGGCGCCGCGCCGACCCGGCCGGTGCGGATCACCTTCACGTCGCCGATCAGGATCGGCCCGTGGTAGGTGGCGGTGCAGATCGTCGCATCGACCCGGCGGGCGAACATCAGCGCCGCCCCGGTGTCGTCTTCCTGCGGGCCGCGGCAGCGGACCTGGAAGGTGACGACGTCCAGCACGTCCTCGAGTTGCAGCCCGGGGCCGCCGGTGAACGAGATCATGGCGGCCATCGGCGCGTTGCCGGCCTTGTCGAACCCGCGCGCGTCGAACACCCAGGTGACGCCGCTGATACCGGAATCCTCGAGCCACTTCGCGATCAGCTGCGAGGTGAGCGCGACCCCGACGTCGCTCATGCGATGCCCCGGCCGCGGCCGCGGCGCTTGCGGTGGTGCGCGGTGATCGACTCCTCGCCGCGGTGCAGCAGCCGCATCCCCGCCGACCGTAGCCGGTCCTTCGCGCGGATCTCGTCTTCGCTCAGCCGGTGCGCGACCGGCGGCCGGTCGTACACGGTGCGCCCGTCGTTGTCGACCGTCGGATGCCCGGAGTCACGCAGGTCGCCGAACTCGAGCGGGGACCGCTCGAACACCTCACGGGCGAGGTCTTCCATGTTCGCGGCCATCGGCTCGACCGGCCCTTCGGTGAGCAGGTCACGGCCGATGCGGGCCAGGTACTCGCGGTAGTGCTCGGTCAGCGGCTGCTCGAGGAACTTCGCCTGCCCGCCGAGCGGGTGCCGGAACTCCACACCTTCGTGCTGGTAGTGGGCGTACACCTGGTCGACTTCGACGTGGCCTACGGTGTGGCCGGCGCCGACCTTCGCCCGCAGTTCGGCGATCCGCTCGCTGAAGGTTGCGGGCATCGGCCGTCACCTTCCCGCGTCTAGATCCACTGGCCGCTGCGGTGATTCCACGGGTCCTGCCCGTAGCCGCCGCCGGTGGTCGGCACCAGGCCGAGCTCGGACTGCTGGAACAGCGCACCATCGTAGGCGTTCACGACGGTGTCCTGACTGACCGCCTGCTCGGCTGGCGCGGTGGCGATGTCGAGCGGGATCTCCCCCGATTGCAGGCCGGCGAGGAGCTGCTGGGCGCGCGCGTACCGGGCGGCGACCGTGTCCCCTTGGGGGATCGGGTCGCCTTTGCGGTAGGTGAGCATCGCCAGATAGGCGGCGATGTCGCGGGTGATGTTCGCGACCAGTGTCGGCACGGTCGCGAGCGGCATGGTGGCGCGGGCGGCGAGCCGCGCGTCGACCTCGGCTTGGGCTTCGGCGATGTGCGCGGTCAGTGCCGCGTCGGACTGCCCGGCGGCCGACGTCGGGTCGCTCGGGTCCCCGTCGGGGTCGAGCGCGCCACGGACGTCGGCCACCGTGCAGTACGACATCGGGTCAGCCTTCCGGTGCGGGAGCCGGCGGCTCGTCGCCTGCCGGTTCGGGCTCGGGCTCGGGCTCGGGCTCCGGCTCGGGTTCGGGCGTGGCGGCTTTCGCCGCCCGGCCCTTGACCCGCTCCATGCTGCCGAACCGGACGTGATCGGCGAACTCCTCTTCGGCGATCTCGAACACGGCGCCCTTGTCGTGGTTGACGTAGCCGAGCAGCTTGCCCGTCTCGTCGCGCAACTGCTGAATGAACCCGTCGGCGAGGAGCCGGACGGTGACCTTGCCCGCCATCAGCGGACGTTGGTCAGGACGCAGCCCGCCGTCGGCTGGTCGAGGCCGAACAGCGACGCCCGCGACACGTCCGACCGCCAGGTCTCGATCTCCTCGCGGTAGTACGTGGGGGTGGCCTGCAGCGGCCGCTCGTCGGCGATGAAGCCGATGACGCCCCGCTGCAGCACCAGCGCCGTGCCGGCGGTCAGCCCGCGCGACAGGTACAGGTCGAGGCCGAACAGTTGCTGGCCGAGCTTCCCGTCGAGCTGCGCGTTTTGGTTCGCGACGTTGCCGATGTAGACCTTCGCCAGATCGTCGGAGCCGAGGAAGTTCGTCAGCGTCGTCGGGTCGACGACGAGCGTGTCCGGCACCCAGCCGAAGATGCCGCCGTTGTCGTCAGCCGCGTCGGTGACCTTCTGCATGGCCTTCGCGAGATCCTTGCGGATCTTCTCCGTGCCGGAGTCCCACTTCGCGGATGCCGCGACCGTCGACAGGCCGCTCGCGGTGGTCAGCGCCGCCATGAACGTCTGGTCCCACGAGCGGGTCATGCCGTTCTTGACCTGGGTGATGCCCTGGGTCACCAGGTCCATCTGGTTGCGGTCACGCATCCGCTTCGTGATCCGGATCCCCTGCGCGCGCAGCGTCGACTGGGCGACCTTCGGGTTGCCGACCGACGTCTGCGCGACCGGGATCTCGCCGCCGTCGGCGACGACCAGGTCGTCGGTGTCGGGGTACATCGGCGTCGACACGTAGTACAGCGCCGCGCCGGACACCGCCGAGCCGCCCTTGCGGAGCAGCCGGTCGGCGATGAACCCCTGCTTGGAGATGTCGTTGATGATCCGGCGGGGGATCGTCAGCGGGTTCTTCAGCAGGTCATTGACGGTGATCTGCGGGCCGTCTTGGGCCATCACGACGGGAGTCGTGGTCATGAGTGTTCTCCTCGAGTTGAGGTCTCGGGCCGGACGGCCCTACACGCGCGGGTGGGCGGAAGGTGTGGTGCGGTGGCTCAGATACCGAACGGGTCGAGCCAGGTGAGGCCCTTGTCGCCGGAGGTGACACCGCCGGCTTCGAGGCAGGTGCCGATGCACAGGTGGTCGGCGTCGCTGCCGAGCGTCATCGGCTCGACCTGGCCGCTGGCGGCTGCCTTCAGCCGGTCACCGAACACCGCGTCCGCGGCGTAGGTGAGGTTGAAAGCGCCTTCGAGCGCGACCGCGACCTGGGTCGGGCGGGCCGCGACGTCGGTCGCCGCGTCGGTGCCGGCCGGGGCCGCGTCGGACAGGGCGACGCCGATCACGTTCGCGGCAGCCGCACCCGCGACGTTGATCTTCGTGTTGTCGGTGCCGTCGGGGATCACCAGCTGGCCGCCGGTGACCGCGGCTGCCACGTCGAAGGTGATCGGCCCGGAACCGAACCGGGGGTTGATGCCGCTCATCGCGGGGTCCTTTCATGCGAAAGGGCCCGCCGAGTGGCGGGCCCTGCGAGGTGGTGCCGGGCTGGGTGGTGCGGGTCGGGTCAGAACGTGGGGTACTGCTCGGACCAGGCGTCGAGCAGCGCCTTGTCGCCGGCGTCGGCATCCCCCTGCGGGCTGCCGGTCGCGGACGACAGGTCGACGATGCCCTTCGCCGCGTCGAGCAGCCCCCGGATCACCTCGGCCGGGTCGCTCTTCGTGCCGTTCGACAGTTCGATCGACTGGCCGCGGGCGACGGCGAGTTCGACGCCGGCGACGGCGAGCATCGCCGGGGGCACGCCGGCCGCCAGGTACTCGGCCTTCGCGTTCTTCCACCGTTCGGCCGCGAGTTCGGCCTGCACGGACGCGAGCTCGATGCTGTTCTGCTCGCCGAGCGCGACCGCCGCGGCGATCTCCGCCGGGTCGGTGGCGCCGGTGGGCTCGTCGTCGTCGAGGTCGCCGAGGAGCGCGTCGAGCTCTTCGTCGCTGATGTCGGGCGCCGGCGCGGCCGGCGGGGTGCCGGTGGCGGGCTGGCCGCCGTCGGGGGTGTCGCCGTCGAGGAAAGCCCGCAGCTTCGCTGCCTGCGCCTCGGTGAGCGTGAGCGTCGTGGTCTTCTCGTCCGCCATCGCGGGCTCTCCTTCGGTGAAAGTGGCGGCCGTCAAGTCGACGACCGTCGTCTCGTCCCCTGCGGCCAGGTCGACCGGCTCCCAGGGCTTCATGCCGACCACGCGCGGGTCCAGCGTGCCGAGCACGTGGTTGAGCGCGGCCTTGAACGTCTTGCCGTCGGCGCGTTGCAGACCTTCGACGATGCGCGCCGACACGCCGAGCCGCGGGTTCGCTTCAATGACCTTCGCCCCGTCGTCGGACAGGTCGAGCAGCGCGTACAGGCCGTCGTCGGCGAGTTCGAGCCGGCGGACCTCGCCGCGCATCCGCTCCGGGTCCATCGTGTGCGCGTTCGCCGCGTCGGCGAGCATGAACGGCACCTGGTCGTACGCGCCGTCGTTGAAGTTGCGCACCAGCCCCGACAGGTAGTCGCGGCTGAAGTCGATCCGCCGACCCTTGTAGTCGATCTTGCCGATCGGCAGGATCTGCTTGCGGTACAGCCGACGGCCGACCTTGCCGGTGCGCCCGGCGTGGACCGGCAGCTGCAGGGCGGTGGCGGTCATTTCGCGGCCCCGACGAGCCGTTCGATCGTGCGGGCCCGCTGCATCGACGTGCGGGCACCGGCGCGGTCGCCGGCGGCGAGTTTCTGCCGGGCGATCGTGCGGTGCCGCTTCGCGTGCGCGCGCAGCGTCGCCGCGTGCTTCGCGAGCTGCCCCTTGCGGGCGCGCTTCTCCATGCCCTTCGTGCCGTACTTGGCGCGGCCGATCGCCGCCGCCACCGCACCCGGGTCGGTGACGTTGCCACGGCGCGCGATCTGCGCCTCGAGCTTCGCGAACCCGACATGCGCCATGTCGATCACCCCCTGGTCGTCGTTGGCGAGTAGCACGCCGGTGCGCGCGTCTCGTTCGGCTGCGGCTTGTGCGGCTTCGGCGCTGCCGAACGAGCCGGCGACCTTGTGCAACTTGCCGCCCGCGCCGCTGACCCGGGCCGTCCACTTGCCGTTGGCGGTTTTGTGCACCGACAGCATCCGGGCGTCGCCGAGGTGCTTCACGTAGTGGCCGTTGCCCATCGCGCTCGCCTTGTACGTCCAGGCGGCGCTGGGTGCGCTCGCGGCTGCGCCTTCGGCGTCACCTCAGCCGGGGCGGGTTCTTTGCCGCCCCGCAGGTAGTCCTTGAACGTGATCGGCTGCTTCACGCCCGACGCCTTCTCGTGCGCGATGTCGCCCTTGTAGCCCTTCGTGCGCTCCTCCTGGGCGCGCACGTCAGCCTCGCGCGCCGCCTGGTAGTCCTGCAGCTTCACCGTCCGCTCGAACCGGCGCTGCCGGGCCACGTCCATCGCGGTCCGCTTCTCCCGAGGCGGCTCGAGCGCCGGGTCGTAGCGCAGCCGATGCCCGGCGCCCATGCCGGCCTGCCGCAGCGCCTCCTCGCGGTTCCCGGCGCGCAGCGCCTGCTCGGCCCGGTAGTCGTGATGCTCGGCATGCCACAGCCGCTCACCGTTCGGGTGCGCGGAGGTGAACGTCTCCTTCATCCCGGCCCGGTAGTGCGGGTTCGACCGCAGCGCCTTGTGCACCTCGGTGGGGCTCTTCCCGCGGGCCGAGCCGTGCGCCCGGTGCAGCTTGATCGCCAACGCGGCGGGGGTGAGCGGGATCCAGCCGTGCTTCCACTGGTGGCCGATCACCGACAGGTCGATCAGGTAGCGGGCGACACCGCCGGCGAGGTTCAGCTTCGCCACATGCATCTGCCGATCCCACGGCCCGTCGCCGAGCCCAGTCGCCACGACAGCGTTCACGGTCTTGTGACCTTCCTGCGCGAACGCGCGGGTCCGATGGTAGCCGTCGGCGATCGCATACCGGTCGCCCTTGTCGACGAGCACCACCGGCTTCATCGGCTTGCCGGCGCGGATCGCCTCCCGGATGCCGGCGACTTTCGCCGGATCGTGCGGCTTGCCCGGCCGGTGCGCCATGTCGATCCGCTTGAGCGGAACCTGGGCGCGCTGCCAGCGGGCCTGCTTGATCCAGGTGAGCAGCGGCATCGGGTAGTGCCCGGTGAGCTGCCCGTGCACGGCCGCAGGTGCGACCGGGGTGGCGAGGTTGACGTGCGCGGCGCCGCGTTTCGCCTCCCATTCGGCGAGGGCTTTCGCTGCGGCGGCCTGCACCTGCGGGCGGACGTTCCCGAGGCCCGCAGCCCACCGCTTCATCGTCGCGACAGCGGTCGCGATCGCATCCGACTCGCTGTGCCCGGAGCGGACGAGCGCGTGCGCGACCTCACGAATGTAGGTGGGGAGGCCACCGGCGCGCGCCACCCAGTTGTCGGTCGTCGATGTCGAGAACGGCGCGGCGTCGCCGACGCGGCCACCTGGGGTGATCGCCATCGTCAATGGCCTCTCAGGAGTCGGGTCGGCGCCGCGTACAGCAGGCGGCCGCCCGGGAACGGGGCGGTTGGCCGGCACCGGCACCGCATGTGCACCGCGCCGGGCCAGCCGAAGATCGGCCGGGTGTCGGCGTAAAAGTTCTTGCCGTCCGCCCACGCACATTCGGGCGTCGTCTTGTCGTCATGCTCGGCGGACCAGCCGAGCAGCACCCGGCCGGTTTGCCCGCTCGAGGCTGCGGCCTGGTCGACCGCGCGGGCAGCTTCGGCGCGGCGACCCTGCGCGGCCTGATGGGCGGCCAGGTAGCGCCGTTCGGTGGCGAGCAGTTGCTGCTCGTCGGCGCCGGCCGTGAACCCGGCTTGCAGTCGGCGCGCGGCGGCCAGCAGGTAGGCGGCCCGCCACGTCGCGGCCGTCGCGTTCTCGGCCTGCTGCGCCGGCCCTATCCCGCTCGGCATCGTGATCGTGCCGAGTTCGCCGGTCGCCCGGGCGCGCAGCGCCGCGCCGGTCGCCAGCCGCCACGCCAGGTGCGCGGCTTTCGCGCCGACACCGAACGGGGCGAGCAGCGCGAGCACCATGCTGGCGACCGCGCCGGTCACCACGCCGGCGGCGATGATCTCGGCGAGGAGCCGGATCGTGTGCGCCTGGTCAGGCGGCTGGGTTTGCGGGTTGACCGGCGGCGGCGGGCTGCTGCTTGGCACGCTCGACCAGTCCCTTCGCCGTGTCGACCGCGGCTGCGAGCTGCGGGGCGCCCGGCGCGGCGGCCTGCGCGGCCTGCTCGATGCCCTTCGCGACCTTGTCGACGTCCATGCCGAGATACGCGGCGACCTGCTCGATCAGCAGGTTCACGAACTCCGCCGGGATCGCCGTCGAGCCGGGTGGTGAGGCCGCGATCTGCCCCATCAGGGTGATCGCCGACTTCGCGTCCAGGATCGACAGCGGGGCGAACTGGAAACGGGGTATCGCCGCGTTCGGGCCGAAGTTGTACCGCACCAGGTCGTCGATCAGGCCCGGCATCAGCCGGGAGCCGGTGATCGCCGCCTCGATCTCGCGGGCGATCGCCTCGCGGGACTTGAGGAAGAAATCGGTCTGGTCCGCCGACAGGGCGTAGGAGCCGCGGGTCGCGCCGGCGAGCTCGAGGAACGACGCGAGCACCGACCCGGTCATTTCGGTGTCCAGGTAGTCCAGGGCCGCCTTGTACTGCTCGGCGCCTTGACTGTCGGTGTTGTACGGGGCCAGCTTCTCGTCCGGGTGCAGCCCGATCACGCCGGACCCTTTCAGCTTCGCCGCGGCTTTCGCTAGGTCGGCGGGGCTGCGGTTCGTGCCGGCCGTCGCGATGCCCTTCGGCATGCTGTGGTTCTCGAGGAACTGGTACCAAAGCCAGCGGATCTTCTGCTTCACCTCGAAGATCGCGTACGCGGTTTCGAGTTCGGACACGCCAGCCCACGGCGCCCGGTACTGGCCGTGAATGTAGACGAACGCCCGCTGCCGGGGGATCTGCACGTGCTTGATGTCGCCGAACCCGGTGTACGCCCACTGCCAGAACCCGTCGAACTTGCCGGTGTCCTGGTTGCGGGCGAGTTCGCAGGTGGCGGCCGGGCGGAACCCGAGCTCGTCGTAGACGACCTGGTCGCCGTCGACCCGGAACGTCT